ATAACACTAATAATATACTAAGATGGCAGAAACTGTATTATCACCAGGCGTTTACCTAAACGAAAACGACCAAAGCTTCGTGACACAAGGAGTAGTCAGCACAGGTGCTGTAATTGTTGGTCCTACAAATAAAGGACCTGCTTTTGTCCCTACCGTTGTTCGAAGCACATCTGAATTCCAAAATAGATTCGGTAATAGCTTACAATATAACAAAACAGTAACTTATGTACCACAAACTGTTGATGCTTATTTGAACCAAGCAGGTAGTGTGATGGTAGTAAGAGTACTTGGTGGTGGTGGTTTCAGTTTCGGATCATCACGTAAACTAGCTGCTCTTGTAGTCTCAGGATCTGATGAAGTATTAACAGTATTATATCCATCATTGAATAAAACCCCACAAGGTTTAAGTGCTAGTTTGTGGGATGGAAATGCTAATGATGATACTAATGCTGTATCAATTACTGGTTCTTATGTATTGACATTAGGTGGTACTGGATTCCCTACTACTACATTAAGTGCTTCTATTAATACTAATTCACCTAATTATATATTAAATGTTTTAGGTAACCAACCAAACAATGTTGTTGGTCTAGCTTCTAGCTCATTTGCCTATGTAAACTTTAGACAACGCCAGTCTGCCACGGCTCTTACTTCGTCTATGATTTACCTAGTAACTTCATCTGCTACTATTGATTTCACAAGCTCAGTAGCTGAAGGATATGATCATGGTAGAACTCCATGGATTACTTCAGGTAATGGTGGAAAACAATTATTCAAATTCCACCACAGAGGTGATGGATTTGACACTAACACTGATGTATATGTTTCTATTACAGATTTAGTAGAACCAGCAGATGTAAATGGTGTAGCACAATACAGTATATTTACAGTATTGGTTAGAAGAGTGGGTGATGATGATGTTACTCCAAATATTCTAGAATCATATACTGGATGTAACTTGAACCCACAATCACCTTCATTCTTAGGTAGAAAAATTGGTGATAGATATGAAGAATATAACGTTAGTCTCAACAAAGTAGTAACTAATGGAGATTATGCTAATGTATCTCAATTCATTAGAGTAGAAATTGCTGAAGATATTAAAGCAGGTGCTTTGTCACCAAAACTATCACCTAGAGGCCATGAAAACTACTATGATGTTGGTGGATTTGCTCCAACATACAAACTCCCATCAGCTTCACTTCAAACACAAAAAGTATACAACGGATTCTATAACAATAATGTATTCTTAGGATTTGATACTACTAACCCTGATAACTTTAACTATCTAAAACCTGTACCAGAAGTTGGTGGTATTATTCAAGCCGGTAATAACGTAGCATTTAATGTAGATACATTGTTTGGTCACCCAAGTTCAAGTTATACTGGATCATTGAGCGCTTCTGTTAACATAGCGGGAGTAGGTGGTCCAACAGGACGTCAATTACAATTCAATGTAGTAATGCAATTTGGTAGTGATGGTATTGATTACCAAACATGGAAATATGTTGGTGATAAAATTTCATCAGATGGTAAAAACGTATTTGGTTTAGATTTATCTTCTACTAGCACAGCTGGAGGTCAAGCTTATAAAAAAGCAACCGATATTCTTTCAAACAAAGATAGATACGATTTCAATATTATATCTACTCCTGGAGTATTAAGTAAAATTCATGGTGGTGTTACCAACCAAACACTAAACATGGTTGAAGAAAGAGCTGATGCCATATATGTAATGGATTTAACTGAAATTAATGATGCTGTTAGTACAGCAGCTAATCAAACTTCAGGTCTAGATAGTAGCTATGCTGCTGTATACTACCCATGGATTCAAATGATCAATATAGACAATGGTGCTCCTGAATACTTCACACCTTCAGTAGTAATCCCATCTGTATATCAGAGAAATGATAATATTGCTGCTCCATGGTTCGCACCAGCAGGTTTAACAAGAGGTGGAATACCAGGTGTTATTCAAGCTAAAAACCCATTGACAAAAACTGAACGTGATATTCTATATCAATCAAGAGTTAACCCAATTGCTACATTCCCTAACCAAGGTGTGACAGTATTTGGACAGAAAACACTACAAAGAGCGGCTTCAGCACTTGATAGAGTAAATGTTCGTAGATTGTTAATTAACCTTAAGAAATTCGTTGATGCACAATCTCGCTTCCTAGTATTCGAACAAAATACTTCAGCAACACGTCAACGTTTCTTGAACCTAGTTAACCCATACCTACAAAGTGTACAAGATAGACAAGGTGTTTACGCATACCGAGTAGTAATGGATGAAACTAATAACACACCAGATGTAATTGATAGAAATGAATTGGTAGGTGCTATTTACATCCAACCAACTAAAACAGCTGAATTCATCAAGATTGATTTCAACATTCAAGCAACTGGGGCACAAATTTAATTATTAGATATTTATAACAAACACATAAAACACAGATAAAAATGGCAGTATTAAGCTCAGCAGCAGGCGAATTATTTTTTCAAGCGTTTGAACCTAAAGTAGCAAATAGGTTTGTGCTTGTTATGGATGGAATTCCCTCATATTTGATTAAGAATTTTAAAGCCCCAACATATACTGCAAACCCAGTAGTGTTGGATCATATCAACATTAAGCGTAAACTAAAAGGTAAAGCTGATTGGTCAGATATTACTTTTAACCTATATGATCCAATCACTCCTTCAGGTGCTCAATCAGTAATGGAATGGGTAAGATTACACCACGAATCAGTAACCGGTAGAGATGGTTATTCTGATTTCTATAAAAAAGATCTTACACTACAAACACTAGGACCTGTTGGTGATGTTGTTAGCGAATGGGTGATTAAAGGAGCATCAGTAGTAAATGCTGATTTTGGACAGTACGATTGGTCATCTGATACACCTTTAGAAATATCAGTTACTGTACAAATGGATTACTGTATATTGAATTTCTAATACAAATTAAATATTCTAAACTAAGTGCCCAAGAAATTGGGCACTTTTTTATTTCACGTATATTTATATATAGACAATTTAAAATAATAAAATATGGAAAACCAAGTTGTGC